ATGGCTGGATTAACTAAAGAGCAGCGAGCGCAGCGCGAGGCGGAAAAACTTGCAGCGGCGAATGCTCAACAAAACCCTGCTGAGCCTCAGGGGCCTCAGGGGCCTCAGGGGCCTCAGGGGCCTGCACTGACGCTGGTTGTCATGCATACCGAGTTCCCGGCATTCCCTGGCGCGCCGGATGAAGCCGACGTGCATCCTGATGAGGTCGAAAACTGGAAAGCAGCAGGCTGGATCGTGAAGGAGTAACCATGCTCACTACTGACCCGGCATCTCCGGAGTTTGACAGCTACGCCAGCGTTTCAGATCTGCAGGCGTTTGCCACCGCGCGCGGGTATGAGGTCCCGGCAGATGCCGCTGAATGTGAAAATCTGCTGGTGCAGGCTATGGATTATCTGGCAGGGATCGACTGGCGCGGCTACCGGGCAGATCCTGCCCAGTCGCAGGCATGGCCCCGGCGAGGGGTGACAGCTGATGGTTTGTCATTGCCTGATACCACCATCCCCCGGCAGCTGGTGCAGGCGCAATGCCGTCTCGCTATTGAGGCGCAGGAAATTGAGCTGATGCCATCTTTCGATGCTGGCGGCGAGGTAGTACAGGAGTCGGTTTCCGGCGCGGTGAGCGTGACGTATGCGCAGGGTAGCAGCAGAAGCGCCGCGTCTTTCCCGTGGCTCAATAACATGCTGCGCGGTCTTGTGGGCAGTTCAAACCAGGTGCGCCTGGTGAGGGGGTAATTTGGCAGATTTAAAAGTGGTTCCGTTTACGAAGAAGCCCGAAATCAGTGCTGATAATTCTGAAGTAATTCGCCTGCTCACCGACGCCCTGGAACATGCCCGGAAAGGCTCATGCCATAGCGTAGCGCTGCTGCTTATCGACGGCGACGGTAACGCGCTGGATTGCTGGCACAACGGCGGCCGGCCTTATGTCCTCGTCGGGGCACTGGAGTCGCTGAAGCTGGATTTCATCAACGCCAACATCGAGCGCCGTTAATATGCCTGTTAACTACACCCGAATGAAAGCCACCAGCACGCGCCTGCTCACGGAGAACGGCGCGGCGTATCCGGTAAAGCGAAAGGGATCGGTAACGGTCACCGGCGGTGTTGAGCATCACGAACCGGATAAGACCTTCACTGCCATCGGCGTGCGGACTGATTATAAACCCGGCGAAATTGACGGTACGGTCATCATAAACGGCGATATGCGCATTGTGTTTACCGCCGATGCTGAGCTGCGCACCGGTGACATGGTGGACGTGGATGGCAAATGGTACCGCATCGAGAAGCCCAACCCGGTTAAGCCGGGCAAACTGCTGCTGTGCTACCGCGCTCAGCTGAGGGCATAACATGGCAGATAATCAGGCCTTTATGGTGTCCATTAATGCGTTCGTCAGCCAGGCAAAGGAGAGGCAGGAAGAAGTGGTGCGTGTGGTCGGCATCAAGATCCTGGCACGACTGGTGCAGATGTCGCCTGTCGGCAACCCAGAGCTGTGGGCGGTCAACCAGACGGCGGCGGCCTATAACGCTGCTGTAAAAGAGCATAACAGCCTGCTGCGGCAGAACCCGGACAACCTGACGAAAGCAGGGCGGCTGCGGCCGGGGCGTAAGGTTAACGACAGCATGGACCTGAAAGCACCGCCGGGCTATACGGGCGGGCGTTTTCGCGGCAACTGGCAGGTGTCGTTTGACCAGCGGGCAACGGGTGAGACAGGGCGCATTGATAAGGCTGGCCACGAGACGATCGCCGCAGGCAACCTGGTGCTGGAGCAGTTCAAAGTCGGTACCACGGCGGTCTATTTCTGCAACAACGTCCCGTACGCCTACCCGCTGGAGATGGGGCATTCCAGCCAGGCTCCCGGCGGCATGGTGCGTATCACCGCCGCCGAATTCCAGCGGCTCTTCAGCGAGGCAGTCAGCGAGGTCAAAAATGATACCGGACATCACAACGGCGCTTGAGGCCATGCTGGGTCTGTGGGCAGACGGCGAGGGCGTACCGGTAGCGTGGGATAACATTCAGTTCGAGCCGCCAGACGACGGGCTGTATCTGATTTCCCATGACATGCCCGCGCAGCCCTACAGCATTGATATGGCTGGTGACTGCCGGATCTACCCCGGCGTGTATCAGGTTACCGTCGTCGCGCCAGCGGGTGGCGGCAAATCACAGGCCAGAGCGCTGGCCCGCCGCGTCGCCGGGCTGTTCCCGGAGAACCAGGACATCCCCGGCGACGGCTTTACTGCCTGGGTGACATCACCGCCCGCCATCTACCCCGGCATACCGGACGGCGTGTCTTACTCCATCCCCGTCAGCATCAACTACCGGGCTGATATCTCAGCTTGATCATCCCCTCCGGCTCTGCCGGTTTTATATTTCTATATGGAGAATCCCTATGGGCTTCGCATTACCTAATGGCGCCACGGTATTCGTCGGCTCGAAACTCGCCACGCCTGTGGCAGTGACGGGCGTCAGCAATGCCGCAGGCGCTGTCTTTACCGTTGCAAACGGCCACGGCCTCGCTGTTGGCGATGTGGTGCTGGTTTCCAGCGGCTGGGCACTGATTGACAGCCTGGTGGCGCGTGTCACGGCGCAGACGACCACCAGCGTGACGATCGGGGTGATTAACAGCACCGATACCAACTTCTTCCCGGCTGGCTCGGGTGCTGGTTCACTCAGCAAAGTAGCCGAGTGGACTGAAATCCCGCAGATCACTGAGGTTGCACAGTCCGGTGGTGACCAGCAGTACACACAGATCCAGTTCCTTGCCGATGACCGCCAGCGCAACCTGGCGACCTACAAGGCAGCGAAGTCGCAGACCTTCACCATGGCGCATGACTCCACGCTGCCTATCTATGCCGTGCTGTCAGCTGCCGATCGTTCCGGCGATACGCTGCCGCTGCGCATGTACGTACCAAAGGCAAAAGAGATGCGTTACTGGTCCGGGAAAGCGTCTTTCGACCCGCAGCCAACCACCGCCGTAAACAACGTCGAAACGGTACAGCCTGCGTTTGCTATCCAGTCCCGCGATATCACCTTCTACAAAGACGCCGCTCCGCAGGCGGCTGCCTGATTCACCCTTTAACAGGCCCGTCAGCGGGCCTTTCTTTCTGCCGAGGAACACATGGCCACTAAATTTCAGCTTCAGCCCAAACCCTCTTTCAAAGCCGACGTTAAGATCCCGCGCGCGGGTGATGATGACGGCATGCTTACGTTTACTTTCCGCCACAAGCCGCTTAAGGAACTGGCCACACTGGAGACGCTGGAGGGTAAGACTGCCATCGATTTTCTGGTGGAGATCACTGAGGGCTGGGCACTGCCGGACGCGTTCAGTCAGGAAAATCTTGAAGTGCTGCTGGACAACTACCCGGGCGCGATGAAAGCGATCGTTGGCACCTATTACCGCGAACTGACGGGTAACCGCGAAAAAAACTGATAGCGGTTGCCTCGGCGTTTTATACGCCTGAACCCTCCACCGAAGACCTGGCCGCGTTTGGGCTGAGTGCTGACGACTACACCGAAGAAGAGCAGACCGTTGAGGTATGGCCGGATGTCTGGCCCGCGTTCGCTGTCTTCCAGTCGATGGGCACCCAATGGCGAACGGGCATGGGCGGCATCACCGGGCTGGATTACAACGTGCTGCCCTGGCTGATGAAGCTGAACGGGGTGGAGGATGAGGCAACCGCGTTAACGGATATCCGCGTAATGGAAAGCGCGGCGCTGAAGATTGTCCATCAGGGGGCGTAATGTCTGATATTGCAACGATTTCGCTCCGGGTGAACACCGCCGAGCTGGAGCGCGGGAATAAGGCGCTGGACGATTTCCAGCAAACAGCCGGCGGCGCGGCGAACAAAGCCGATGATCTCAACTCGGTATTTCGCGCGGGTGCATCCGATCAGAAAAAGAATACCCAGAGCCTGAAAGAGCAGCAGCAGGAGCTGCAAAACCTGCTGAATAAAATCAGTCCGGTGAACAGGGCGCTGGACGAGCTGGACAACCTGCAGGAAAGCCTGAGCAGGTTCCGTAAGAGCGGTCTGGTGCCTGATGAGGATTACTCCCGCTATAACAGCGTGCTGGAGACCACCCGGGAAAAGCTCGGCAGGGTTATGGAGGCCGAGACTGCTGAAGGGCAGGAACGCTTAAAGCAGGCGCAGGAGACACAGCGCGCCACCGCCGCGCAGGAGAACTTCCTCAGGTCCATTACTGACCAGGCGGCGACATTCCGCGCCAGCAAGGCGGACATGGCCGAGTACCGGGCGGCGCAAATGGGGATCGCTGAGGAGGCTGCCCCCGTTATTGCACGGCTGCGTGAACAGGAACGTGCCGTCCAGCAGGAAGCTGCCCAGCGCCAGATCGCCGCAAGCCAGTCCCGTTTGCTCAGGCAGGTTATTGCAGAGCTGGAGGCGGCAGAGCGGGCTGAAGCTGCCGAGGCGCAACGGGCGCAGGCTGTCCGCGATTCATTTACCCGTTCACTGGAAGACCAGGCCGCAGCGATCGGCAAAACACGGGCAGAACTGCTGGAGATGAGGGCCGCTCAGCTGGGTGTGTCGCAGCAGGCAGCACCGTTTATTGCGAAACTGCGTGAGCAGGAAACGGCCTGGGAGAGGGGCATTATCAGCGCCGGGCAATATCAGCAGGCCATGCGCCAGCTGCCTGCACAAATCACTGACGTTTTTACTTCGCTCGCGTCAGGTATGCCGATCTGGCTGGTGGCTATCCAGCAGGGCGGGCAGATCAAAGACTCGTTCGGCGGCATCGGCAATATGTTGAAAGCCCTGGGCGGGCTGATCACTCCTGTTAATGTGGGCCTGGCGCTTCTGGCCGGTACCGCAACGCTGCTTACTGTGGCCTACTTCAAGGGATCGGCAGAGAACGCTGAGTTCAACAAGCAGCTCATCCTGACAGGGAACTATGCCGGGCAGACCGCAGGGCAGCTATCCGCGCTGGCAAAATCCCTCTCCGGCAATGGTGTCACGCAGTACACCAGCGCCAGCGTCCTGGCTGAGGTAGTAGGCTCAGGGAAGTTTAACGCAGATAAATTTGAATCAGTTGCGCGCGCGGCAATAGCCATGCAGCAGGCTACCGGCCAGGCCGTTTCTGAGACGATCGCCAACTTTAAAAAGTTGTATGACGATCCGACCAAAGCGTCAGCTGAGCTGAACAGTCAGATGCATTACCTGACAGCCACGCAGTTCGAGTACATTTCTGCGCTTGAACGACGGGACGATAAGGAGGCAGCGGGCCAGGTTGCAGCGGATGCCTACAGCAGATCAGAGCAGCAGCGCAGCCAGCAGATCCTTGATAACCTCGGGCTGGTGGAAAGGGCGGCGAATGCCACCCGAAATGCGCTTAAGGGCATGTGGGATGAGCTGCTGAATATTGGCCGCCCGCAGGCACCCCAGGACATGCTTAAGCAGATGGAAAGCCAGCTCGCTGCGCTGGAAAAAAATCTGCTTCCTGAGCGCCAGCGCCTGGGGTATGGCTACAGCTATGACACCAGCTCGCAGGACCAGGACTACGATAATCGCCGTAAGGCCCAGCTTGCCGCGATTGCAAAACTCAAAGATCAAATCAGCCCGCTCCAGCAAATGGTGCAGCAACAGCAGGATTACAATGCGGCACAGCAGGCTGGCAACAAAATTAATGAAGATGCGATCGATGCCCAGCAGGTTATCAATCGTTACCTTGATGCCGGCACTACCAAGGCGGAGAAACGGCGCACGGCTCAGGAAGAGTTAAACAAAGCGATTGCCGACAATGCTAAGGCTGCCAGAGCCGGGACGGCAACTCTGTGGACGCCTGAAGAGATTGCTAAAGCCCGCGCTGGCATTGACAAACTGTATCAGGACCCCAAAACGCCTAAAGCAAAAGGGGTAACAGTTGCTGCCGGCGATCGCGCCGAAGACTCTGCCCTGGCTGAACTGCTGGCCCTGCAGGCAAAACTGAAAACGCTGCAGGATCACCGCTCGGTCAATGACACTATCAGCCAGCAGCGCAAAGACCTGTATGCCACACAGTCAAAGTTCGCCGTTCTGGAAGAGGCTGCCCGCACCCGGCAGTTGTCGAAGCAGGAGCAATCACTGCTGGCCAGTAAAGACCAGGTACTGACGCTGGCGCGCCAGAAGGCGCTGCTGGGTGACCAGATCACCGCCCAGGAGCAGCTGAACAAGCGCATGGACACAGCCAGTAAGTATGTCACGCAGATGGCTGAAAAGCGGGCCGGGCTTGAATCAGGCGCAACGATGAGCGACAGGCTGGCAAGCCGCCAGACGGCACTGTCTCAGCTGCGCAGTGGCTGGATAAATGCTGGCGGCAGTCTTGAAGATGAGGGGTATCAGAAGGAGCTTAAAGCCGCTAACAATTACTACGAAGCAGAGGATAAGCTTCGCGATGACTGGCGGGCTGGCTTTAAGAAGGGATGGTCCGAATACCTGGACTCTGCCACAAACGTCTATGCCTCCATGCAGAGCGTGGCGCAGTCAGCTCTGGGCGGCATCTCCGACATGATGACGAATCTGGTCACCACCGGCACGGCCAGCTTCAAAAGCTTTGCCGCATCGATGATGAAGATGATCGCTGATGTCATCAACCGGTTGCTGGTGGCCTACGCTGTGCAGTCCGCGCTGGGGTGGGTTACTGGCAGCGTCAGCGGCGGCGCCAGTGGAGGAGGCACGCCATCAGGTGCCTACACCAGCGCCGCTAACTCAGGCATCAGCCTCTATGACTCAGGTGGCTATACCGGACCTGGAGGCAAATTTGAGCCTGCAGGTATCGTCCATAAGGACGAGTTTGTCTTCACCAAAGAGGCCACAGCTGCAATAGGCGTGGACAACCTCTACGCCCTGATGCATAACGCACGGGGCTATGCCAGCGGTGGGGTTGTCGGTCGGGCACCAATGCTCGGTCTTGGCAATAACGCAGGCGCTGCCAGTACGGCACCAGTAATACACACCACCGTGCACGTCGATGCTAACGGCAATGCTTCAGCGCAATCAGAAGGCTCTGGCGATGCAATGGGCCGGGTGCTGGCGGCGGAGATGCAGAACGCTGCCACCCAGATAGTGCAGAAGCACCTGAAGAACGGCGGAATGATTTACAACTTTGTTAAAGGCCGCTAATCGCGCTTTACTCAACGCCCAGCCTCGCTAATGCGGGGCTTTTTATTGACACAGGTGCGGCTAGCTTAAAATGGGGTGGATAAATTTTGAACTTACCATTCAATGGGGGCGAAATATTACAGCAATTTTGTGAGGACTGCATGGCATGCATCCCATGTTTTTTGTGCAAAAAGTGCTATTCAATGCACCTCATTGCACTCATCGGTAATAACTATCGTGCTGATATCATCTTCATTTGTTGATCAACTATAGGTTTAAAATCGTCGAAAAGTGAAGTATCGTGATTGGCGATGCTCGCAAACTTCGCCGAACGTGACGACTTCTCGATCACTTTATGATTGCTCAAATATGAGTAATGCTATTAAATAACTCCATATATAGCTGCGGCTATCAAGATGGAGGTATGTTTATGCTTACTTGTTTTGATGTTGCCGACTACTTCTTGGCGCATTGCGATGAAGAAAGTGGCGACGTTATCTCTAATATGAAAATTCAGAAGCTTGCGTACTATGCGCAAGGTTTCTCTCTTGCCTTGCTCGGAAAGCCATTGTTTGATGAAAAAATTGAGGCTTGGATGCATGGCCCGGTAGTGCCAGAGCTTTACCATCGCTTCAAAGAACATGGTAATGGTGCCCTTCCAATTCCTCATACAGTTGAACTGGAAAAATTCTCTGAGGACGAAATCGAGCTTCTTGATGAAGTCTACAAAGTTTATGGCCAGTTCTCTGCGTGGAAGCTTCGCAACATGACCCATGAAGAGGCTCCTTGGAAGCAAGCGTATGTCGAAGGTGCTCCAAGCCAAGAAATAAAACCCGATACAATGTCAGATTTCTTTAAGACTCTTATTAACTGAAGTTTATTGAATGGGTAAGTTTAAAGGGCGAATAAAATCTAGAGAAAAGGAAAGCTCTGCGATAGTTGGGCTTTCCAGTCAAGTCAATGCTCAGGATATTGATAACAGTCCTCCCGTTTTCTCATTGAGATATCTTCAGCGAGATTTCTGCGTCGACTGTTGCGAAAAAAACGAAAAGGCTGCATTTGCCGACAAATTATTCAAATTGAGTCAATTATCTTGGGCTGATATCCGAAAGGCAGATAGGCATGGTCTTGGCACGGAAAAGATCTCAAGAAATTCAATCAAAGCGGCAATACCAACACACATCACCCCGGACGTGGATTTTTTAGCATTTAGGTTTTGTGCAAAAGCTCCTATGGTTGGCTACAAGCTCGGTTCAGTATTCTATATATTATGGCTTGATAGGGCTTTTAAACTTTATGACCATTGAGAATTGAATGTCAACCCGCCTTCTGGCGGGTTTTTGTTTTCTAATATGACCTATACCCGCCTCGGCGGGTTTTTTTATGGAGTAAACATGGCGGTCGCAACCTATAAATGGCCTGTACAACTGGGCGGCGGGGCTATTGAGTACGATCAGGCGATCCGCTCCGCCCAGTTTGGCGACGGTTATGAGCAGGTCGCTGAGAACGGCATTAACTCCACAGCCATACAGGTCCCGATGAAATATGTCGGCAAGGATACTGAGGCTAACGAGATCCGCGCCTTCCTCCTGGCCCACACGGTCAAAGCATTCATTATCACCCCGCCGGGAGAGGAGAAGGGCCTTTATCGCGTCGTGGCTAACTCAGTGCGTAAGAATCTCATCAGCAGCAACGTTGCGGAGCTGACGTTCACTATCAGGCGCGCATATGGAGTCTTCGCATAATGGCTCTGGTCGATCAGGCTGCAAAACTGGCACCCGGTGGCAGGGTGCGCTTAATCAAGGTGGATGCGTCAGAATTTAGTGGCGGGATCCACCGCTTCCATTACAGCCCGTTCCCGCACACGCCAGAGGAAATTGACGCGGCGAACGGAGACGAAGATAAGCTCGGGCCAAAGCCCATTATCTGGGATGGTGAGGTCTATGAGTTCTGGCCCTTCCAGATGTCAGGCCTTGAGCTTTCAACAGACCAGGCGGCAGAGCCTGATATCAGCGTGTCGAACCTCGACGGCCATATCACGGCGCTGTGTCTGCAGTTCCGGGATATGGTCAACGCGAAGGTGAGCATTATTGACACCTATGCCGTTTATCTCGATGCAGTGAACTTTCCGGGCGGTGTTAACCCGACCGCTGACCCGACAATGTTCTCTCTGCAGACCTTCTGGCTTGATACCAAAACCGCTGAGCATGACGAAACAGTGGCATGGACCATGAGCAGTCCTGCGGACCTGCAGGGGCTGGTTATACCTACCCGGCAGATCACCTCGCTGTGCGAATGGGCGATGCGCGGCCAGTACCGCAGCGGTGATGGCTGTACCTACAACGGTACGGCGTATTTTGATGCCAAAGGCAATCCAGTTGCAGATCCGGCGCTAGATGCGTGCGGCGGCTGCCTGAGCGACTGCCGCAAGCGGTTTGGTGCTGGCCTGGCTGAACCCAATACCGCAATCCTCGATTTTGGTGGCTACCCCAGTACGGTTCTGATTTCCCGATAAGGTTTTTCCATGAACAAAACGATAATGGCAGCAATCCGGGCTCACGCGCTGGAGGAGTCGCCGCGCGAGTGCTGTGGCTTCGTTATTCAGGCGGGCCGCCGCCAGCGCTATGTGCCCGTACCAAACAGCCACGAAAACCCGACAGATCATTTCCGCATCGACGGCGAGCACTGGGCGAATGCCGAAGATACCGGCACGATTATCCGCGTCATTCATTCGCACCCGGGCGATGGTGCCCGGCCTGTACCTTCAGATCTTGATCGCCAGCAGTGCACTAACTCTGGCGTGGTGTGGGGCATCTATGCACCTGACAGCGACGAGTACGCCGAGATAACGCCCGAAGCGATACCGCTGATCGGACGCCCGTTCATCCTGGGTTCGCATGACTGCTGGGGCCTGATAATGGACTGGCACGCCACGCAGGGTGTTACGCTTAGTGACTTCCGTGTGGATTACCCGTGGTGGGAGAGTCAGTTCCCGGACAACCTTTATTTCGACAACTGGGAGAAAGAGGGATTCGTTGAGTGCGACCCGCTTCCTGGCTGCATGGTCATCATGCAGGTGCAGGCTGATAAGTGGAATCATGCCGGGATTATTACTGAAGACGGTGAGTTACTCCATCACCTTTATGGACACCATTCATGCACCACGCCATATGCTCGTGGTTACTTCAAAGATCGGACAATGATATGCGTCCGCCATAAGTACTTACCGAAGGAAATCAAACCATGGCGCGTTTAACCACTATCCGCCTGTATGGCGCTCTCGGCGCGCGGTTTGGCCGCGTTCACCGGCTGGCGGTCCAGACATCAGCCGAGGCCGTGAAAGCCTTGTGCGTCAACTTTGATGGGCTGGAGAGTTACCTGATGAATGCCAAGAAAAATGGCATGGTCTTCGCCGTGTTTAGGGGCAAGCGCAACATCGGAGTAGAGGACTACCAGAACCTTGGCGGCAATAATGATATCCGCATTGCGCCGGTAATGGAGGGGGCAAAGAAGGCAGGGGTGTTTCAGACTATTCTCGGCGCGATAATGGTGGTTGCCGGAGCTGTGGCTCTTTTTGGATTCGGCCAAGCGTGGGGAACCACTTTGATGATATCTGGTGGGACAGCGATGGCTGGAGGGGTTTATCAGATGCTCTCTCCTCAACCCAAAGGCTTACAAGGGCGAGATGATCCTGATAATAGACCTTCGTATGCTTTTGGCGGTGCAGTTAACACCATCGCAATGGGTAACCCGATTCCAGTCCTTTACGGTGAACGTGAGATTGGCGGTGCAATTATCAGTGCTGGTATCGTAGCTGAAGATATTTAATGCATTCCCATATTTGTGGAGGCTGACCTCAAGATTTGGGGGTGATAGGATTGGCTTGTCTTTCACGTTGAGAATATGGAAATGAAAAAAATACTTCTGGCGATGGTACTTTTAGGATTAACCGGGTGTGCTACCAAACCTGTTACCAATGAGCAAGCAAAGGATGTTCCAGTTTCGCAGATCATTGATAAAACCATGCTTTCAAAAAAGGAAAATACAGGGGCTGTTATTATCAAACGCGACTCTGGGTTTATGGGCAGCGCTTGCCTGACAAGGGTTTATATTGATGGCAAAGAAATTGCCGATTTAGACACTTCTGAAAAGGTCACTGTCTATCCATTGGTAGGGGAGCATATTTTCAGTGCATGGCCTAAAGGGTTATGTGGTGGTGGCATGAGTGAACAGTCGGGAAAAGTAAATACAGATAAGCCGCTCATGTATCGTGTTGGTTACGGCACAAACGGAGATTTTGGCATTTATCCCACTGCATTTTAAAGTCTCCAAAACTCTCCGAGCCCGCACAATGCGGGCTTTTTTTATTATCAAAAATCACAACCCGCTTCGGCGGGTTTTTTTATGGACGCAATATGGCAACGATCACTGGTGCGAAGGGTGGCAAACAAAAGCAGCACACGCCTGTAGAACAGCCTGACAGCGCCCAGTCTATGGCGCGTTGTCGCATGCTGCTGGCGCTGGGTGAGGGAGAGTTCGCTGGTGGGCTTGATGCCACACGCATTTACCTGGACGGTACGCCGCTGGGCAATGCTGACGGCAGCATGAACTTTGAAAATGTCTCCTGGGACTTTCGCCCGGGTACCCAGATGCAGGATCCTATCCCCGGTTTCCCTGCGGTGGAGAACGAAACCACCATTGGCGTATCACTGACGAATGCCACGCCCTGGACACGCGCATTAAGCAATACGCAGATTGATGCCGTGCTGGTCCGGATCGGTATCTCCGGCCTGCAGCAGCAGGAAAACGACGGCGATATTGTCGGCACCTCCGTGACGTATCATATCGATGTGGCCACTGATGGTGGCTCGTATGAAACGATCATGACCAAAACGGTGACCGAAAAGCTCAGCTCCCTTTACGAGCTCACGCACCGCATCAACCTGCCTAAGGCCAGCACGGGCTGGCAGGTCCGCGTCGTGCGCGACACCGCCGACAGCACCAGCCAGCTGCTGCAGAACAAGACGCAGGTGCAGGCCATTACCGAGGTGATCGACGCCCGCCTGCGCTACCCGCACACCGCTTTGCTGTACGTGTCGTTTAACGCTAAGTCGTTCAGCAGCATTCCTAAAATCTCCTGTAGGCCGAAAGGCCGCATTATTCGCATCCCCTCGAATTACGATCCGATAGCGCGAACTTACAGCGGCACATGGAATGGTACGTTCAAATGGGGCTGGACTAACAACCCGGCATGGATCTGGTTTGATGTCCTGACCGAGCCGCGCTTTGCGCTGGGGCGTCGTGTTACGCCGGATATGCTGGATAAATGGGAGCTTTACCGCATCGCGCAACGCTGCGATCAGCTGGTTCCGGACGGCAAAGGCGGCAGCGCCACAGAGCCGCGCTTCATGTTCGATATCTACATCCAGTCGCAGGCCGATGCCTGGCAGGTGATCAAAGATATCGCTGCCGGCTTCAATGGCATGACGTTCTGGGGCAATAACATGTTCAATGTTGTCTCTGATATGCCGGTCGATACCTCGAAGCTTCAGATCCTCACCCGCGCCTCGGTGGTGGATAAACCCACATACTCCAGCGGCAGCGAGAAGAATCGTTATTCCAGCGCACTGATTAACTTCAGCGACCCGGATAACCACTATCAGGACCGCACCACGGCAGTGATGTTCCCTGACCTGGTGAAGCAGTTCAAGTTTAAGCAGACTCAGATAACGGCCATCGGCTGCACACGCGAGAGCGAGGCGCAGCGGCGCGGTGGCTGGGCAGTATATTCCAACTATCTTGACCGCATCATAACCGTGCAGACGGGACTGGACGGCGTCGCCTTTATGCCCGGTACCGTGTTCGCCTTTGCAGATGAACGCGTTTCTGGCCGGGTATACGGCGGGCGCATAACAGATTATGACACATCCATCCGGGCGGTCACCACTGACCGGGGCACCAGCGCGGTACCCGGTGATACGCTGATGATCCGCACGCAGGGCGGTACCGTGGAGAGTCGCATCATTCAGGCGGTAAACGGCAATCAGCTGATTGTGGCCACGCCGTTTGTCGCGATGCCTGCGCCGGATGCGATCTTTGTCATCGATGCTGGGCAGCTGCGCCTGCAGTATTTTCGGGTAACTAACCTTAGGTACAACGACGAGGAAAACACCTTTACCATTACCGGCGCTGAGTACAACACCTCGAAATATGATGCCGTGGATAATAATGCGCGGCTGGACATTCCGCCGATCAGCCTTATTCCCACCGGGCTGGTGGCGCAACCGGGTAACGTCACGATCTCCGGCTATGATACCGTTCGCCAGGGGCAGCGCGTGGCCACGCTGGTGGCAACATGGGACGCGCCGCTGGATAAAAACGGCAAACTTCAGGCCGATGTGGTTGCCTACCAGGCGCAGTGGAAACGCGGGGACAACGAGTGGATCAACACCCCGGAAACAGGGCTGAGAAGCATCGAAGTGCCAGGCATATTTGCCGGTGATTACCTGGTGCGTGTCCGGGCAATCAATTCCGGCGGCGCATCCAGCCTGTGGGCCACTTCCACCCTTACCCACCTCTCCGGGCGCTCGGGCGATGTGCCGAAGCCCGTCGGCCTGGCCGCTACGGATGATGTCGTTTTCGGCATCAACATCACCTGGGCATTTCCGGCAGACAGCGGCGACACGCTGAGCACCGAGATTCAGTACAGCGTGACCGCTGACGGCGAAAAGCCTGTGCTGCTCGCCGCCGTGCCTTATCCGCAGCAGCTTTACCAGCAGATGGGACTCAGGGCCGGGCAGGAGTTCTGGTACCGGGCACGGCTGGTGGATCGTATCGGTAACCAATCCGGCTGGACCGACTGGGTGCGCGGGCAGGCGAGCATCGACGTCTCTGACATCACTGACGCCATTCTTGAGCAGATTAAAGATACGGAACTCTTTAAAGACCTGATCGAGAACGCCGTCGAGACAAGCCAGACCGTTGCGGACATGGCCGCATCGATAGCCGAAAATGCCGACCAGCTGGCGGCGGCCGTAGGCGCAACCAGGGAGACCGCCGAAGGCGTTATCCAGAATGCGCTGGCTATCTCCGAAGTTGTGTTCCGCCAGTCTGCCCAGCAGGGGGCAAACACCGCGCAGTTTGAGCAGCTGCGCGAAGTGATAGCCACCGAGACGGAGGCCCGGGTTACCGACGTTACCCGCCTTGAGGCGTCAACGGAGGAGAACGCAGCGGGCATTACCGAAGTGCGCCAGGCGATCGCTACCGAGGAAGAGGCGCGGGCAACGGCAGTTAACCAGCTGACGGCAGCCACGAAAACCGCGTCTGATAAAGCTGATGCGGCAGCGGATGCGGCTGGCGCTGCTACTGAGCAGGTGGAGCAAAACACGGCAGCGATCACCGAGCTGGATCAGGTGGTCACGACGCTGGACAGCGCTACGGTCTCCCGGTTCGATGAACTGGAGGGCCAGACATCGGAGGCCAGCGGTGGCGTGCAGAATACGGCGATCGCCCTGATTCAGAATACGCTGGCGCAGGTCAGCGCCCGGCGGACTCTGACGGCGGTGAATGCTGCCAACAGCGCCCAGATTGACCGGATCGATACGGTTGCAGCCAGTGACCGTGATGCCTCGGCACAATCGCTGCTGCAGATGTCCTCCCGTGTTGATGGCGCAGTCGCCTCGATCAACAGCGTCAACCAGACGTTTGCTGATTACCGGCAGGCAACAGCATCGCAGATCACCTCCTTGACGGCCACGATCGGTGGCGTCAGTTCGGCGGTGACAACCAATGCGCAGGCGGTTGCAAATATCAACGGCAGCCTAAACGCGATGTACAGCATCAAGGTAGGGGTGGATTCAAACGGTGTGCAGTACGCCGCTGGTATGGGGCTGGGCGTACAGAACACACCTGCAGGTATGCAGAGCCAGGTTGTTTTCCTTGCCGACCGGTTCGCGGTGATGAGCTACGCAGGCAGCGCGGTAACGCTGCCGTTTGTCATTCAGAACGGGCAGGTATTTATTCGTGATTCGTATATTCAGGACGGCACGATCACTAATGCCAAAATCGGCGCATTTATCCAGTCGAATAACTATGTACCCGGCTCTGTTGGCTGGCGGCTGGATAAAAACGGAACCTTCGAGAACTACGGAAGTGACGGTACCGGCGCGATGAAACAAACCAACACTACGATCAGCATCAAAGACGCTAACCGTCTCCGGGTGCAGATCGGAAAACTTACGGGGGTATTCTGATGGCGTGGGGGATCCAGACGTGGGATGCCAACGGTAATCCGAATAACTACGGCTTGGTGCCGATCAGCTTGCTGGGATTTTTCGCAGTGTCAGCCGGACAGCAGTCAGGTGCGGCGAGTTATGTGGTTCCGGCAGGTTTTCGTATGGAATTTTTGCAGATAACCGCCAGCGACAGCTACACCACTGCCCGCCGTACCATCACAGTGTCCGGGGGCACCATTACCCTGGGCGCGGCGGCGGATAATAATTTTGGTGCCGGGACCTATCCGGCGATTAATGGCTTCGTTATTGCTTATCTGAGGGCTGCTTAATGGACTGGGGAGCACTACTGGTAACTGAGAACGGCGCGCCGTTTATTACGCCGCAGTCGATACCACTGGCGATGTACAGCAGGAAGCAGGCTGCTGTTTTCGCTGGTGGCGCGTCAACAGTGATATCGGAGACATTCCAGTCAGGTCGCCCGGTCATCCCGTTTGTGTACACAACCGTCAGCTGCACGACCAGCTATACCGTGAGCGGGAACACCTGCACCGTGACATTTAAAAACGCCGCAGGAAACGGAACGGCATTCGTGTATTTTTTCACGATTTTTGCACAGACGCTGCCCTCGTGGGGGATCGCTATCTGGGACGAGCAGGGAACATGCATCCTGACAAACGAGACCAGAGTGTTAACGGATGTTCAGGCGATCGGTACCAACGGGAGCGACAGCGCCGGGTTCTCGATTAACACCACCCTCGCGGGTAAATATGGCATCGTTCCGGCCATGTCGGGGCTGGCGACAGGCGTGATCATGGATGGCGGGACGCGTCCGTGGTCTTCGCAGTACTTTTTTTCAGCTGTATTCAACGGCAGCACCACGCAGATCGCCCAGGCACTGACCGGAGGCAGCGCCGGAAGCGGTGTTTCTAACCTCGTCTACCACAATATGAAAAACAGCGTTTACGCGCTGAATCTCGCTAACTACGACTGACAGCAACGTATATTCCACACAGAACCCGCCGCGCGCGGGTTTTTTATTGCCCGGAGAACACATGATTTACACCACTGGCACGATCGCCGGCAGCGGCAACACGCTCACCGGTACCGGCACTAATTTCGCGGCGGCAGGCAGCCTGATCCGCAACGGCTGCACTGTTATCGCAATGACCAGCCCGCCGCAGGTATTCCAGATCACCGGCGTGACCAGCGCCACACAACTGGCCGTGACGCCTGCGGTCAATCCGGCGATCCCGGCAGGCACCCGTTATTCTATTCTGCTGAGCGACAGCCTGAGCGTGGACGGGCTGGCGCAGGATATTGCCGAAACATTCAAGATGTACCAGGCGTACATGAGCGGCTTTGCTGATGTGATGACCGGTACCGGGAATGTCACGATCACCATCAATGGCACATCGGTTAGTGTGCCTGCCCAAAAATCACTGGCTCAGAAAGGGACGAACGGGGCAGTCCCCATTGCATCAGGTGGTACGGGGTCGACAAGCGCAGCGGCAGGACTGGCAGCACTTGGAGGCCTGCCGCTGGCTGGCGCGTCGGCGTTAACCTCCCGTTACCGTTTCACCGCAGGTGGGGGCAACATCGGTATTCAGTTCGACGATACACCGTTTGCCGCATTTAGTGATGTATTCGGTAGCTGGAATCGATACCCGATTTCATTTAACGCAAACATCACAAATAGCGGAACATTTTCACCGCATCTGTGCCACCGCTATTTTTATGGAGGAGTCGCCGCGGGGGCATTCTATACCGGGTTATTCATCACTAACCAGGACCAGGTATATCAAATTGGCCATGTGTCGGAGACCGGCGCGCAAACAGCTGTGTGGCAGTTTAACCGCAACGGTAATGCCGTCGCGGCATCCGGCTCCTGGGTTAACGCCTCGGACGAGCGCATCAAGGATAAGATTACCCGGATTGAGGACCCTCTCGGCAAAATGCTTGCTCTAAAGGGCTGTACATGGGTGCGTAAGGATAGCGGCAATTTTGGTATTGGCTTCATCGCGCAGGATGTTGAGCGCGTCTTCCCCGATGCTGTGACCATTAGCGGGATGCCACTTGTTATGGCTGACGGGAGGGAGGTTAAGGACGTGCGTTGCCCTGACACGGCAGGCGTGGCCGCCGCGCTGCACCACGAAGCTATTCTCGCCCTGATGGATAAAAATAATGAGCTAACCGATGAAGTCACTGCGCTGAAGGAAGATCTTGCTGCCTTGAAGGAGCAGGTTAATTTGCTGATTAGTCAGCCTACTACCGGCGATCAATAGGTTTCACCGTCTTGATCTGGCCTCTCTTTGAAACTACTGTTCATATATACAGTATTTAACAGGGAGGGGCATAGAGTGGCTAAATATTCAGACATTGGCGCGGCGTTCACCGCAGCCGTCAAACCAGATCCAAAAAGAGGATTTACAGTAACGACCGTTGATTTTGTGCGGCAACTGGAAGCGCATCATCATCACTGGTCGCTTGAGCAGGCGAACCGGTGGATAACACGTTACCAGACGTATTTCAGGGACTACACCCCGCATGAGGGTGAGGACCGGTGCTATTTCATGATTGGCATGGGGAGGATCATGTAATGGGCTTCCCGTCGCCAGCACAAGATTATGTACAGCGTCCGCTGTGCCTGAACGAGTTATTCAACGTAAACGGCAATACTCTGCTGATCGAGACGTCGAGCGGCTGGGCAGTGATCGATAAATCGAAGCGGCCAGATCCCGGCATAGTGCTGCTGGTGAATGTCGACGGCTACAACCAGTTCGCCAGGTGGATGGGCGATGCGCTGATAACGGAAGAAGGCGAAGCGATAGAGGGAGAAGCACTGGACGGCGTGACCGTCATCGGGCCGGTGACGGCACTCATCAATTCTGTGGGACGTGACGACGATTGTCCGGTGCTGTGAGATATTTTACCGGACAGGGGATCCAGCAAGCCTTGCAGATGAAGCGCGAGATGCTCTCGCCGCGATACAATACGCAGTGGTCAGATCTGCCGATTGTGCGAGCCAATTAATCATTTATAAAAAACGCTATCATGATAGCCAGATGACTCGACATGGCCCTACATAAGCAGGGCCTCAATGCGCAGAGAGCGACTAGCGGATGCGATACGTATATCTGTAAGTAAATAAATAAAGGGTAAGCCTAAACAGGTTTAATTGCATTTTAGTGTCATCTATTGAATAAAGGATGAATAATGAAAACTCTTTTCATGTCAGTAATATCTAGATTGGGTTTGTCGAATGATGAATATATGACAAGTGAGCTTGTTTTTTTGATCCCGATGACACCAACAGTGAACCAAACTTTAAGTAACTCATCAAAATTCATTAATATTTTCATATGCTGCTCATCTTCATGGTTACTTACCAATCTATCAAAGATGTGCTGTGATATTTTCTCTTTATCAGCTTGAGGTAGTGTAAGCAAGTCGAACTCTGATACTGATAAAAAAGCTAAAGCATCCAAATACTCTTCTATAAACGGATAGATACTTTTCCATTCAGTCACCAAAGCTCTTTTTCTGGATGAATAATACTTTTCCTCAGCGACTAGGATAATATCCTCGTTTAAGTTAACTATGCCATCACATTCAGAAAGACATATGTTTACGAAATTAATGGCGTCACGCGGTCTCAACATTGTTCTGTCTAAAATGTAGTCGTCTGCCCCAATCCCATTAACATCAAATCCAAATATATCTTTCATTGTTACTAACTTCGATGACTGATATCTATTTTTTACTAAATAGTTAATTCTTGCATCTATGATTTCTCTTATTTCTGTCTTATTCCAAGAAATAGAATATATAAGGGATTGGTCTTTTTCATCTTGCCTTAAACTGCTTTTGTAAATGCCCATGAGAATGTCGGTTCTTATAGAAATCAGAACCTTAACAGATTTTATATCTAATAGTTCCCTGAAGGCCTCAAGGAGGGCATTAATAAAGTCGTACCTTATTGCGCTGGTGCTTAGCCAAGATTTATCTAAATCATCTATACTTATAACTATTCTAACTTGCTGAGAATCTGCAAACTCTTCTTTTAATATTTTGATTAGCTCTTTTTGTTTAAATAATAACTCTCTGCTTACGTAGCTAGATGTTTCGGATTGAACTTTAGTAGTGTCAGCATTGCTAAGTTTACCTCCAAAATTTAACCCGGCGTTACCAATTTTCAATGATAAATCTCTTTCCAGTTTGTTGCTTATTTCGACCAAGGCCTTATCATTGAAAAAGTTTTCTCTAAACTGTTCGATATATTCATTGGCAATCTCTGGCTTATAGGGTCTCTTTTTTCCACCTATAAGCCCTTTGATTTCATCAAAAAAACTTTGATAGGATGATCTATAGACTGTAGGGATAACCTTCATAAGCAAAACATGCAACCATAAAGACTTATAGAAACCCCTTAAGTCAATGCCTTTTGATATCAAATCGGAAATGAAAACATTGTTATTAATGTGTTCGAAGATTGTGTTTTCCGCTTCTATTGTATCGTGTATTTTTATATTACCTTTGCTAAGTATTTTTTTAAGCAATGCCGACTTGCCACTTCCAGTGCGACCTACAATTATTCTTCTTGTAAAATCTGGGTTTTTTTCAGAGGAGTCAAAGTTTATTATCCCTTTGAAAACATTTGATTCATAAAAACATGAATCTAGATAGGAATCGGTTTCAGCCTCTAACTTACCGATCTCATCATTGTTCCTGAATTTATAAGCATTCATACTTGTCCAGCTCCATGCATTTTTATTTAGGTAGGATTTTTCCTAAAAGATTACACAAAAAGCTTATAGATACAAGAAACAACGTTCCTAGACGGCTGCTAAGAGTAGGGGCTAAACACATAAATTAAATTTTTTCTTTAAAATACATATAATTAACGTGGCTATGGTGGTGTGTTTTTCTGTTTTCTTAGTTTGCTTGTGGCAGATAACAAACATCCACATTAAATTCTTCAACCTAGCTGTTATGTAACAGAGCCTGTAATAATCCGCGGTCAACTCTGACAACTTAAGCTTTAGGCATGATAGGTTTTAAAGGAGAATTTCGGGGGCATATTGGGGGCATAGATCGCTCTGGGGGGCACGGTTAGGGACACGGAATTGTCCTCATATGTCCTTGTATGTCCGACATGCGCAGGTACTAACTTTATGAAAACTCGATAACTTCATGTTTTAGCGTTTTTTTTGCTGCTAATCGCATAAATAGGCATTGCCTATACATGTTTCATTTTTGTTATCAAATGGTGATTGTTGCTCGTTAAAAAAGAGTTTTTTCAACGACTTGCTACCAAAAATCCTTTCCTGTTAACCCTGGCAGCAGGGTCTATGCTTAATAGAAGTGTGCAAATTGGGCGATTAACGCGAATAACCCTGCGGATTAGAGGTTGAAGTGATAATCATTATCACTAACATAGCGTTATGTCCTTCTGACGTAATCATGTGAGGTATACCTATGGAATTGCATTCAGGGACTTTCGATCCAAACAATCCGGGCTGGCAAGGGCTAACGTTGACCCCTGCGGCAGCGGAGCATATTCGCGCACTGACCAGCAAGCAGCCGGCGCTGCGCGGCGTTCGCCTGGGTATCAAACAGACGGGCTGCGCGGGTTTCGGCTATGTGCTGGACACCGTGACCGAACCAGCGAAAGACGATCTGCTGTTCGAGCTAGACGGTGCGCGCCTGTATGTTCCTTTGCAGGCCATGCCGTTCATTGATGGAACGACTGTCGACTATGTGCGCGAAGGATTAAACCAGATATTTAAATTTCATAATCCGAAAGCTCAGCACGAGTGCGGCTGTGGTGAAAGCTTTGGGGTATAG